CCCTGTATGTTGTGTGAGTTTCTCCCAATAGTTAAATTGTTTGTATCAAACGTACCTGCATAATCTATAAAACTTATCTCATCACCTCGTGTACCTGATGATGGTAATGTTGCTGTGAAAGCTGCTGATGATGTGTCACAAAAATATCCTTCACCTGCTACTGCAGTAAAGCCAGAAGTTTTTACAGCTTGCCAAGATGTACCACCTGATACTTCAGCAAAAGATAATTGACCAACACCTGTTGTGCCAGATCCTGTTACTGAGTCTACTTTTAAAAATCTATCTGCTGTTACGTTTCCTGTAGGGAACTTTAATGTGTAAGATTGTGAGGACGAATGCGGCGGGGATTGCAGCTTTATTCCGTGGGAGTTAGACTCGCAGTTAAGTTGTAGAGTTCCTGGGTTTGTATTACCACCAACTTCTACAAGGCCTGTTCCGTTTGGTGTTGCTGTAATATTTCCATTTGCACCATCTGTAATGGTGATTGTACCAGAGTTCGTTCCAGAGTTTGTATCTAAAACTAAATCATATGCACCAGCTGATGTGATTGTTGATGCAGCTGATCCTGTACCAACTACGATTTCACCTGATCCTTTTGGTGCTAATTGTAAATCTACATTTGAATCATCACCTGCTGCAGCTACTTTTGGATCGCCGCCTGTAGCAGCGTTAGTAACATTTACATAATTTACAGCTGAAGATGTTGTGCTAAAAAATAATTGTTCGTTTCCGTTTTCGTCTCTAATACCATGAGAGGTATCAAAGTCTATCATGAAAGAATTAGTATCTAAATTACCACTTAAAATGTAAAAGTTTTGTACATCAAGAGGAATAGTTACGTTTCTACTTGCTGTTAATGATCCTGTAAATTCTATAATTCTATGAGAGAGCGTTGCACCCGTAGATCCATCAGATACCGATAAAGTTGTATCTCCAGAATCAGATACTGCTTGTGTAGTAAAACCACCAGATATCTGCTCTACGATCTGTAAATTTGTATTTGTCTTTGTTCCCCACGTTCCGGCATTTTCACCAGTTGCCTGAAGTTCAATACCGAGAGGTGTATATGTTGATGCCATATTAAGCTGCTTCTCCTGTTACATCGTTATAGCTTGTATTTGAGCCAGTTGCAACATCCGAATATGAAGTATTCGAACCCGTTGAAATATCACTATACGACGTGTTTGAACCGGTGTCAATATTAGCATATGCTATAACATCTACTGCTCCTACACTAACTGTAGCCGATTGTCCAGTTAATCCCATAACTTGATCTTTTGGATCTATACTTCCCACAGAAGCTGTAGCAGAAACGCCTGTTAATCCCATGACATCTGCTGTTGTTAAACTACCAACAGAAGTTGTTGATGAAACACCTGTTAAATTTTGCACAGCAGATCCTAATCCTACCAGTGTTCCTAAAGTAAACTCTGCTTGTATACCTGATAATAAAGCTGCATCATTTGGCACAACCACAGAACCTATTCCAGTTGTAATACCAAATCCTGTTAAATCAGCTTCGTGTGAAGTTACACCTAACGCTGTTCCTTGTGATGAAGTTATGGCTTGTCCTGTTGGTGATACGTCTTCATTCGGTGCAACAGCTGTTCCTTGCGCAACAGTAGATTCTTGTCCTGTTAATCCCATAAACTGATCTGCAGGATCTATCACACCAGTCGCTGATGTTGATGATAATCCAGACACAGCAAAAGATACGTTTATAACATTTGTAATTGTTCCAAAAGTTGATGAAGCTGATACTCCAGCAACTTCTACTGTTTTTGGTATGACAGGTGAAATAGAACCCGTTGATGCTGTGGATGAAACTCCTGTTGGTTCGACAACTGCTGTTCCAATAAGATTAACTGTGCCTAATGAAGATGTAGATGCTATGCCTGTTAATGAAACTGTTTCGTCAGCTAGATTTCCCCACTCACCATCATTCCATGCTTTTGCACCCCATCCGGTTGCAAGTAAAGCATCACGGTTCCAATATGCTTGGCCCCAGGT